TTTGAATGTTCTTTGTTTCTAATTGCACTGCTAAGGTAACACTATAATAAGGAATACGCAAGTACTATTGCGCTTATAGTCAGCGATTTAGGAGTAATTATCTAAAGCTAAAGAACGATACAAAAAAGGGACCAACGCATCACTGCGTCGACCCCGTCATTCATTATCCTAAACAATCCTTTAATATGAGAAACTATTAACTATAATTCTACCAACTAATAAAACATGATACAAAGGTAAGTATTTAAGCACGATTTGCAAAGGACCGACTTAGAACGTGTGTTCCAAGCGTGTCAGGAGCAACACAAGAGAGCATCAATGTCCATCCGAGGGAGGATAGTTCAGTAGCTACGAATGGTATCATCTCAGCCTTATCAAGTTCGCCACGAGATATCCAGTCGATATTGCCCTCTTCAGCGTCAGCTATCATCCAAGCGTGAAGCTTAGAGAGTAATCGGAGGGTCTGATCGGAGGCAAGCATGTACTCAGCAGCGTCAGCACGGTTCGTCATCTTGTTTGCCACGGTAATGGCTATGCGCTGGGTAATCTGGTAAGAATTGCGTCCATCTGCTGACATATTCAGTTCGCCATAATCCACGAATAAGAATGAACCCACTAACTTATCGATGCGCTGCTTTAATTCGTCGAAAGATTGACCATAGACGTAGTTCGTAATCTCAGGGAGTCGCGACACATTGGGAAGTTTATCAAGTGACTCTGCGAGTTCGTTGTAACCAGGGAAGTCGCTCGAACCATTGGTAAGTATAGCACGGATGCCCTCTTTGGCAGGGTATTGTGCGAAATAGAGAAACTGATCTTTAATCATAATATCTTATCGATTACAGAGATAGGAAGCCCCACCTCCTCACTGATTTTTAACTTATCCCATCCAAAACCCTTCATATCCTTGACTGCGTCGATAGTCTTTTTGCGCAGCACCTTCAGATAAGTAAGTACGTTCATCTGCTCTATCTGTTTTGCGTTGCCAAGTCCCTCCTTGGAGAGGTCGTAGAGGGCATCAGAAGCATCGGTGGTGATAGGCTGCTTAGGCTTATGCACGAACTTAGACAGCAAAGCGAATGAGGTCTTGCTGAAGAGATAGTTGTTGAATGCCTGGAAATTAAACGAGATAGCCGTGAGCGTTTCGATGGGTAATTGAGCGAACACCTTAGCTAATTCGTGTGCACGCTCAGAATGGTACTCTTTCTCTGGATAATAGAGAATAGCAGCGAGCAGCGGTAGCGACTCTTCCCCTCGCTCGATAAGTTCCTGCGCCTCGATGTACTGAAGGGCAGTAAGCGAGCAGGTCAGCATACCGAAGCCTGTCTCTATCCGATAGCCTGAATAGGTACGCTCACCAATCCTAACAGAAGGGATGAGCTGCGCACAGAAACAGAGGTCGACTACGTACTGATAGTCGAGACGGCGCAGCACACGTGCAAGTGGAATATTCAAGTGATAAGGATCTACACGACGACACAACTCGTAAGTATCCTCATCAACACCATCCAATACGCTATTGTTATCAGGGTAGTTTATCTGGAACATGAACGTAAGCTGCTCGGAGATAGCTACGAGGTTAGCAATCTGTTCCTCCGAATGGAACTTGCGCTTATCCCAACCCATGATGTCGCATAACCAGTTTATCCGAACCTCTCCAGCGGACAGTTCGCCTGCTGCCATGCGAAGGAAATCGCCCACAAGGCGGATATACTGGCGGTCATTCATAGTATCCCAACGGTTAGGAATGCTATGAGTCTCACCTTTATATATTAGTTCAATATCCTTCATCATGGCAACATTATAATATTATCATCAGGATTATTGTACGCTGAATTAGAGCAGAAGTCTACCGAGGCATCTGTGGAGAGCAGCGTATCTGCATTTGAGATGAGATCCTCTGCCTCGAGATCGAGCCGATCAGCAAGAGCAAGCGCAGCGTCGTGTTCGTCCTTGCCCGTGCGTGAAGCATGACTATCATCGAAGAGGTTACGGATAGTTGGAGGAAACTCCAATATGTCGAAGCGACGGAGCGACTTTGCAACGGTCTTCTTAAGCAGTGCGAGCGTCAATATCGGTTCTACACGCTCACGGTTATCATCCGTGAGTCTATCGTAGTAAGCTGATAGACGTTCGTCGAGCGTTTCCTTCTGTAATGGGAGAATACGGAAGAAGAAGAAGTAAGAGAGGTCTATTGGATAGATGGAGTCGAATGCTTCGGTGGTCTTTATCTTACAACTATCTATAATCTTGTAATATCGTGATTTTCGCCACAAAGCAGCAGGAGAGGCGGCATTTTCGCTCGTAATCTCGGTAGACATCAAGCGTTGAATGACAGAATCCATCGCATTGTAGTAATTGTCCATATACGCACGCTTCATCCCTTCCACCTCGTACTTATATACGTCGACATGGTTCTTTCGGCGGTTGATACTGTCGAAAATCAGCTGTGAGGCCATTGTCATGTTTGCTACAGCAGAGCGCAGGGGTTCTGTGAGTGTTTCATCAGAGCTGCTGACGATGGCATCAAACACCTCTGCAGTGATGATGGTTTCAACACGCTTGCGAGCGGTAATGCCTGACGAAAGCAGGTCGTTCAGGTCCATATTCGTTTCCACACCAGGTGCGTATTTACTGAATGACCCAAAATCCTTGAAAATATCTACTAATACATTCTTCATGACTGCTGCTGATTTAGTCTGTCTTTCGGTGCAACGTCTTCCTGTCGTTGAGGAACCTCACGATAAAAGCCTATGCGATAGCCCTGCTTATAGAGGTCAGGGAAGTTCAAGCGAAGAGCGAGATTAAACGGCTCTGCGCATATCTCGTCCTCTGGTGTGAGCGACATTATATAGATAAGGTAGTTATAGTATGCGTCAGAACCTGACTTGCTGATAACACCATCCTTGCTAACCGCTGTGATAGATGCATCCAAACCAACGCTTGACAGTAAGGCTTCTTCTGCTCGTTTATCGTACGAAATCAAAGATTCGATATATTCCTTATATTTAAGGTCGATCGTCTCGATTCTCCACTGCTGCTCGTTACCAGATGAATCCATGAACGAGATGGAGGAGTAGGCCTTGCCCTGGTTGTCGGCACCACTCAGATAGTCGCCTATCTTGCGCAGCTCCAATCGCATATACTCTACAAGCAACGATTCACGGTATTCGGTACCGATACTGATACCGTTATACTTCACCAAGTCCTGTTTCTTAGATGAGCGAATCTTATTCTCCTCGCATAGCTTAGCTAACTGATTGCGCTTACTTGACACCCACGCATTAGGAATGATGATGTGTATCTTCGCTGCAAGGGAATTACGCAGAAAGGAGTTAATGTAGGAGGCGGTTTTATTACTACCTTGAATATATGGACGTGCGCCCTGGTGGGTTTCGTTCACACCGTAGAACTCATCTACTGATTTCTCTCTGTGGTGTGACACGGCAGCGAATAGATAGTTGTCAACTTCTGACAATGCAAACTTAGGATATATCTTGTAATTGCCCAATCCGTATGTCCACCGTCCTACAGCTATGTTATTGAAGTCGCCATAATTAATCTGATCGTAGGCTACATCCTTACGAGTAGTAGCAAGACGGCAGTGCTTATTCTCCAAGGGTTCCAGTCCAGCCACTGGTGGCATACCAATACGCTTGCCACGTGAGAACCTCCACTTAACGAAGTAATCACCGAACCAGTAGTAGTTCTTGATGCAGGTCTTGGCGAATTCCTGTGCGGAAGTCTCCATGCCACGCTCCTGCCAGCTATTCAACCATTCGTCCCAAGCAGGTAGTGCGGTGTACTCACGTCGCAGCTTACCACCTTCTACTGTCTGCATATAGGCGCATGGTCCATTACCATAGAGCATCTTAATCTCCTTGCTATACAAGCGAGGCAGCAGGCGGTTCTGCTTTATCTCCATCGTTACCTCTTCACACAGTGCGTTGTTCATACCACGCATACATACCTGGTATCCATTCACACTCATCCACTGATGCTCATGAAGACAAGTCTGCTGTCCCTGTGGTACGAGTAGCCCTGGGCTTGTCGACAACTCTCTTCCTTCTCCAATCTGAAAGGAGAAGGTATTGCCGTCCATGACGTAGAGTCCAGCGTTGCCGTGCAGTTCAATACTATCTGTCATAACCAATTTATCTTATGTAGTTTATATCCGTCTTGTGGAAAGCCCATGTATCTGATGAGGATACGATAGCACATCTTAGGGTTTCCCTCTTGGTCCTCGAAGAGAAAGAAGTTCTCGGCATCTACTTTGAAGCAGTCTTGTGGCAGTTGCGTGCGCCACTTGCAATGTTCCTTAACTATCATCTTCTCGCCTGCCATACCCTGTATGCGAGAGTAGGGGAAGAAGCAGATAGTGAAGTCACCTTGTGGTATCTTACTCATCTCCCTTGCCCATTGCATCGCTTCGATGCCAGTCATTTCAATCGTCTTCTCCATTACGTGCGAAATTACTGAAAATCGCTGTGGGAACAAAGGACGATTTTGCCCCCTTCCTGTCATATTTCCCGACTTTTTGGATTTTGCACCGATTTACCGACTTTCAGCGGGGGCGTAACACCGCCGTCGTTTGTTTTTTTTTATTTTTTGGTTTTCAGAACGCAAACCATTGAAACACAACAAAATAAGATTTTCACCGATGTAAAACACCCCTCATTATTGCCTATTTTCAAGTACGTTTTGTTTTCGTTTTAACCCATTATTAGCCGTTAAATAGTAAGATTTTCGGGCAAATCGTCAGGATAACTGCTTAGTTCCTTCTTGATTAGGTCGGAATAAAGACCATATAAAAGGTAAATCATTGCACTTGGAAGCTGCGTTGTTAGTCCTGGTCTTCGCTTGAGTTCCTCCTTCTTCTCTGATGCTTTATCGAGTTCTATTCTGCCGTTGGTTTTCTTCAACGGACTGATGAGAATTGCACTGCAAAGGTAAGGGCATTCGTTCTCATCTATTCGCACCTTTGGAAGTGAAGGAATCTTCTCACCAAAGAGCAACTGACAAAGACGAAACTGCTGCCAATGGTAAATAACAGGTGCACCCTCATTGTAGAGGATAACTGAAAAGCCGTAACTCTCCAGTGCTGCCTTCATCGTTAGCGAGTCAGTAGTTATCTGTTCTAATTCCTCACGTGTCTTGTTACCAGCACGGTCAGGATAAAGGTGTATAACCTTATTCACTGCATCCGTACCAAAGAAAGAATACACCTGCTGTGCAAGGTTCTGCTGGTCGTCTGGTATGTATGCCCAAAACTCCTTGATAATATCGAAGCGACTACCATAGTCTTTCTTCTGTCCGACGATGAGCGACTGAAAGTTACCAGGGTCGTAACCAATGTAGAGTGGTTCGTGCTTATCGTAATGTCGAAGATAGCGAGCGGTCAGGGTAAAGTGGTCCCTGAGGTTCAATTTCAAAATCTGGTCATAAATATAACTATCCTTGAACTGGTGTCGCTCGTGGTCGTAGGTCGTGAAGAACTTGTTAGTCACCTCTTTGTGACGAATAGCACAAATAGCCGTCAAGAACTCATCCATGTCGAGCGTGTCGAGCTGTGTCTTGAAGAACTTAGGACCGAGGATATCCTTGTTGCAGAATGATGAAGCACGAATATAGTAGATTGCGTTCCTTCGCATATCCGCTAATCGTGGTTTCCATCGGGCAACAAAGGCGTTAAGGCGTTCATTCTCCAGTCTGATTTTCTCCATTGTGACTGGGTTCTTCGTGTTACGAAGTTCCTGCTGAAGCATAAACTGCTTATAGAGCGACTGATTGATAGCGAGCGACACACTCGCTATCTCCTCAATGAGCTGTCGGTCCATCTTGTTTTCGTACTCCTCAAACCAATCGTCCTCACCGAGGTCGACACGTGCGGTATCACTCACACCTGTCACACCTTCATAGTAAGCAGAGCGACGGATGTCAGCTGAACCACCACGGAGGGAAGGGAAAAGACGTGACTTGAGTTTCTCACCACTATTGTGCTTCATCTCCTCGACGAATGCGTGCACAGCATTACGACCAGCGACACTCTCAGGCTGGTCTGAAGATACCAACTGAAGGTGCGCACCATTGCGAAAGATGACTGAGTGCTTAGCGTAGGCAATAGGGTAGCGTGGTCGACGGAAGTGTGAAGGTAGCTTCGCTTCGCCCACCACATAGTCGATACCATACTCCAACATTGCTCGCTGCTTGCCATTCACAATGACAGGACGAGAGAATGAAGCCTGAATGTTAGGCCAGACGTTTGTCATCAGTGCAACATAAGTCTTATGCACAAGGAACGAGAGTTCACCAGGCATGTCATTCGTTACACGGATAAGACGAGGAACGATAACGCCCTCCGTCTTACCTGTGGCACGCGCCCACTCGGCATAGAGCATATTAGGGTCGATGATGTT